CTCAATCAATTGGGGTGCGTTCCGTAACCCAGAAGACATGCGCCGTGCTTGCCGTATATTGCAGCGTAGCCTGTGCAACATTCTTGACTATCAAGATTTTCTCTCCATCCAGTCTAAACTCTCAAATGACGAGATCCAGCCCCTGGGCATTGGAATCACCAACCTTGCCTACTGGCATGCCAAGCGCAGCCTCCAATACGGTGAATCAGACGCCTTGGCTGAAGTCAAGACGTGGATGGAACACCAAGCCTACTACTTGACCGAAGCCACCGTTGAGCTGGCCAAGGAGCGTGGTCCTTGCAAAGATTCTCACCACACCTGGTATGGCAAAGGTGTATTTCCTTGGGAGAGACGAGCCGCCGGAGTCAACGAACTTGTAAATTTTGCACCAGAACTAGACTGGGAACCTTTGCGTGAACAGATGAAAGAACATGGCGTCCGTAATGCCACACTGATGGCAGTGGCACCTGTTGAATCAAGTTCTGTGGTGATCAACTCAACCAATGGTATTGAAATGCCAATGAGCTTGATCACTGTGAAAGAATCCAAAGCTGGCAGTCTCACACAAGTTGTACCTGAGTATCACCGATTGAAAAACCGGTATCAACTGATGTGGGCACAAAAAGACTGCATTGGCTATCTGAAAACCGCGTGTGTGTTGGCTGCGTATATTGATCAGTCAATCTCTACCAACACATTCTACAATCCAGCGCACTGGCCTGATCGCAAGGTGCCCACCACATTGATTGCTCGCAACCTAATGCAAGCACACTACTGGGGACTCAAGACATTCTACTACAGTCTTATTAACAAGGCCGGCAGTAAAATGATCAAAGAAGATGCACCTGCGCCCATGCTTGAGATTGATTTTGATCTCGAAGAAGATTGTGAATCTTGTAAATTATGAATAGCTTAGAAAAGGTCTGGGCACGAGCCACAGGCCACCTAATAGGGCACACAGACGATGACCGTCCTGATGTGCCTATTTTAACCTTGCGAGAAGCCCGATTGGCCTTGTTCTTCAAGACCTTTTGGGTTATAATACACGTTGTGACCTGTGGATTCATCATAGCAAACACAATAAGACATTGGTAATGAACAAAGATAACTTTCCTGCTTGGTATAATGGTAAATTTTGCTATGCCAGTGACGTGAGCATTCGCATGCAAGATTTTGGCTTATTACGCTCGTACGGAGTGTATGAAGTTATCAGTATCAAAAATAATTGTGTTCTAGCACTTGATCAACATCTTGATCGATTTTTACAAGGATGTAAATATTATTACATTGACATACCATATCAGTTTGACGATCTTGTAGGTATAATTAAAGAACTAAACGCACAAGTAGCAGAAGATATTCATGTCTGGCTAATAGTAACACGCGGAGAACCAATTTCGTATGACACACGCGATGTATTAAATGCAAAGCCAAACGTTGCAATGATAACCGAACCGTATTCTCAAATAAATGACGGTAATGCCCTGCGATTAAGTGTATCTAAAAAAGTTCGTCGTATATCTGATGTGTCAATCAATCAAAAGTATAAAAATTTTGCAAGACAAGATTTTACAATAGCACAAATTGAAACTTCATTGAAAGGATTTGATGGTCCGTTACTATTAGATAACAATGACTTGTTAACTGAAGGACCACAATTCAGTGTAGCAATTATCAAAGATGGAAAAGTACTGTCACCTGCAAAAAATCGATTGCCAGGTATTACAATGGATGTGATACGTTTGTTATGCCAGGAACACAATATTGAATTTGCCTATGGTGATATCACTAAAGAACTGTTAAATTTAGCGGATGACATGTTTGCAACGTCTACCGCAGGCGGAGTTATATCTATCTCTTCAGTAGATAGCAAACAGTTTGTAGAAACCGCACTACAACAAAAATTAAAAAACTTGTACCAACAGGCGTGGAATCAAGACCGATACTCAACAAGGATATAATATGAGTCAAGCACAATACAATCTCGCTACCAAAACAGACTATCTACATCGCAAGATGTTTTTGGATCCTGCTGGTCCTGTGACCATTCAGCGATTTGAAGAAGTCAAATACAACAAACTGGCCAAATACGAACAAGAGGCTCGTGGTTTCTTTTGGGTGCCAGAAGAAATTTCATTGAGTAAGGATGCTAATGACTTTAAAGAAGCATCAGACACAGTCAAACATATCTTTACCAGTAATCTCTTGCGCCAAACAGCACTAGACAGCTTGCAAGGCCGTGGACCAGCACAGGTGTTTACTCCTGTAGTGAGCATTCCAGAACTGGAAGCATTGATGTATAACTGGAGTTTCTTTGAAACCAACATTCATAGCCGCAGTTACAGTCACATCATTCGTAACATCTACAATGTGCCCAAGGATGTGTTTAGCACCATCCACGACACCAAAGAGATTGTGGACATGGCATCAAGTGTGGGTCGCTATTACGATCACTTGCACATGGTCAATTGTGAAAAAGAACTGGAAGTTCCTGTTAAAGATCATGCACATGTCAAAGCCATTTGGATGGCACTCAATGCAAGCTATGCATTGGAAGCATTCCGCTTTATGGTATCCTTTGCTACCAGTTTAGCAATGGTAGAGAACAAGATCTTCATTGGCAACGGCAACATCATTCAGTTGATTCTACAAGATGAAATCCTACACAAGGAATGGACTGCTTGGATTATCAACCAAGTGGTGAAAGAAGACCCTCGCTTTGCTCAAGCCAAAGCAGAGTGCGAAGCCGAAGTGTATCAGTTATACTTGGATGTGATCCGTGAAGAAAAAGAGTGGGCAGACTACCTGTTCAACAAAGGTCCGGTGATTGGCCTTAACGCACAGATCCTGAAAGACTTTGTAGACTACACAGCAGCCAATGCCTTGAAAGAAATTGGCCTCAAGTACCAAGAGCCAGCACCACGCTCCACACCTATTCCGTGGTTCAACAAGCATGTGGACACCAGCAAGAAGCAAACTGCCCTGCAGGAAAACGAATCAACCAACTATGTTATTGGTGTGATGAGTGATGCTATTGACTACGACGAGTTACCAAATCTATGATCAACGACGAATGGTTCCAACCGGGTGGGTTTGAAACCTACAAACATCCAACTCCTATCAAGTATGAAACAGCAACTGATAATGGTACAATAGACACACTGGAAGGTCCTGTCGCCTACACAGTGGGTCACAAGATTATCACTGGTCCTAAAGGCGAGCGGTATCCTGTTAGTCCTATTAAGTTTAATGCCTACTATGACGACAACGGTGATGGTACTGCTACACCTAAGAAGATTATGAAAGTAGCAAAACTTGCTGACCATGACGGTGTTGTTCGAGCGTCATGGGGTAACTTAGAATACACTCGCGGCAATGACTACATTGTTCGACACGGTCCTGGTGACTATGGTGTTGTAAAAACAGATATTTTTGCCAAGACTTACGACAAATCAAAAGAAGGAAAATAAAATGAAAGCAATTGTATGGTCAAAAGACCAATGTCCTTACTGCGACCAAGCCAAGGCGCTACTGAAATCACGCAACATTGAATTTGAAGAACGCAATATCATGCATGGGTGGACACGAGAACAACTATTAGAAGCAGTACCAAATGCTCGCACAGTACCACAGATCTTTTTAGATGATGAACTTGTGGGCGGGTTCACAGAACTCAGAACAAAACTAACAGAAAGCAAATAATGGAAATTGGAAAAGTTTACACATTCAAACTGAACTCAGGCGAGGAAATGATTGCCAAAGTTGTGGATGCTGGTGAAGGTTATGCCATGTTACAGGACCCTGTAAGTGTGGCTCCTGGCCCTCAAGGCATGGGACTTGTGCCATCAATGTTTACCGCAGATCCTGACAAAAATCCCCGGCTAAATATGAATTGTGTTGCTATCTCTGCATTAACAGACGAATCAGTTCGTATGAAATACATCGAAGCAACCACAGGCATCAAAGTGCCAGAAAAGCGAATTTTAGTAGGATAAAATGCCAGCAGTACAACGAGTAGGTGATGCAGACGGTGCAGGAGGAGTAGCCAGTGGTGGCGTTGGTTCAGTGCGAGTCAACGGTCGAGCAGTAATTGTTGATGGCAACTCTGTAAGTGCTCATCCTTGTTGCGGTCAAAGAGGATGCCCGCCTATTCATTGTAGTGCTGTCACAGCTGGCGGATCAGGCTCAGTTCGAGCTGGTGGTATTCCTGTAGTTTACACAGGTGCCGGTGA